TGACTTCTGGTTCAATGATGCAACATCAACGTTCAATACTGTTGATGTCTCAGAGTAAGAAGATGACAATCCAACAGTAGGAGAGTATGGGTTGATTGTATATGTTAGTGTTGGTGCAGCAAAAGGTCCTACCTTGTGATTAGGAGTACATAATCTAAATCTTATATCTTCACCTTGACTTACATTCTGTGTGGATACAGCAAGACCCCTTACAGTCTCACCTATTTCAAATGAACCACTGACAGGATTTACTTCTAATAATTTTGGTATAACATTTGTCTCAATATCTGTCATATCAGTTCCTGACCAATAAGCATAGTGTCTTGTATCAGGTTTCAATACTGTAACATTGAACTCAATATTCTGTTCACGCATGAATGGAACTGGTTCTGTCTCAGATACAAAGTCATTAGCAAATCCTTGACCTTCTTCTATAGTAATTTGCTGTCTGTCAACATATACGTCGTCAGAAGGATCAAGAGTCATCCTACCATTCCAATCCCTGTACATATATGGGTTGATACTCTCAAGACGTGTAGCAAATGGTTGAGTTCTGTCAATTAGTTCATCATATTTCAAAGTAACAACGTTACCAGTTTTTGTGATATTTGGTGATCCTAAATCTTCAGCAAAACGTGGGTCAACTGTTGGATCAGGTGCACCCTGTAATCCAACTACACTATTCGAACCCATGAGTAAGTCAATAGCATCACGATACTTTCTAGCAGTGAGTTTACCATTATCAACTTCAAACTTAATCTCTTGTGACTTATCTGCAATAGAGAAATCCTTGAATGGATCTACAATAAAACCATTCTTGAATCTGTCTAGACCAGTAGCACCATCTCTAATGTTTAGACCAGAGGTCTTCTGCTCAAGCATAGACAGAGTTGTTTGCTCTTCCAAATTATCAATTCTAGTCTCCAAACCACCAATATCCTTCATCGTATAACGTCTGTTTGCTTTGAAGGTTATAAAAACATCTCTATTAGCATCATACACATATGGTTTATAGTCAATTGTTGCTAACTGAAATCCCTCACTAACGGGATCAGGAAGGATTGGGTTCTCAGCAGGTGTACCACTTATAATATTAAAACTACCGTTAGGATTTAGATACATCCTATCTTTTCTGCCAAGATAGCAGTTGTAATCAAAGGTGATATTTTCATCGCTTGATAAAATAGCAGCCATTTGACTACCGAAGTTTCTTGAATCAAATTCAAATGGTGATCTTGAACCAGAATGTGGAGCAACTCTAGGACGTAAATCTATAATGTCGGAGTTTCTAACATTACCTACTGAAGGTACTTTATCATACTCAGCTTTCTCATAAGATGATGCTGTTACTAAGTCACCAGAATCCTCAGAGTTGATAGTATACATGTCAAAGTATATCTTCAACTGACCTTGAGGTTTAGATGCATATTGCTTTCTTACTATACGACCAAAATCATAATACTCATCTCTCTGACCATTATCTAAGATAAAATCACCACGAATATTAGGATCACCAGGTGTCACAACAGATACATTTGCTCTTACACCAGAGGTCTCAAATTCGATCTCCTCAGTCGGGAAGAATGTTTTGGAGTTCTTTGTACATATCTCTACCTTATCAGCACCAGAACGTGCTAGAACGTACGCTGACGCACCAGAAGATTTACCTATACCAATCTCACCAACAATAATATCTGAGTTGTCACCACTAGGACCTGTGAAAGATGCCATAGTAACCTCAGGTATTGTAGGTGCACCTGTGCCTGTAGATTCAAATACAGCATGGACACTAACAATGTCTGGATTGTCTAGTGAAACCTCTTTATCTTGTACTCTCTTACCATACACACTGCTAGATGTTAGACCATTATCAATACCCTCATCATTGGTATCCTCAGATCCTGTAACTAAGATAGTTTGTGATTTAGATAAAATCTTTGACTTAGATGTTATTTTTGACTTCTGCTTAGTAACATGTACATCAACATTAGAACTTTGACTTGCTGTCAAACCTGATAGAGTAGCACCCTTATTACCATTTGTGAGTACAAACTGATCTATAGTTAGAGGTTCTATAGTACCATCATTGTAAATTACAGTATATCTTTCCTCGTCAAATCCAGCGTATACAAATTCACTACCTGTCAATGAAGGTAGATCCATTTGACCATTACCATCAGTAGATAGATTGACAATCTCTTCTCTAGTAAAGAGTGTTGATTCAGTCAAATCTACAGACTCAATGTAGTTGTGTGGCATGTCTGCTGATAAGAATCCACTTTGTGAATCTCTAATTGAACCAGATACGACTTTTAGACCACTAACTGTTATAGCAGCAGATGGTAGAGTACCATCACATACGTCAGTAACATCAGCAACGTCGTCTACAGTTGCAGATAGACCAGTAGCAGAAATAGCAGTAACTCTATGATATACAGGGAGTGATATACCACTAGCAGTGTATTGTATTATATCATCTACACGTAAATTCTTTGCCCAACCTGCACCACCAGAAGAAAGTGTACTAGTACCACCAGATTGTGCACTAATATTGAATCCAATTCCACCAAAGTTGAACTTCTCCTCCAATACTACGTCAGCAGTAAACGTTCTTGAAGCAGCAGTAGATCTAACTGACTTAATATCAGATAAGTCATATTCTGTGACACTGGTTATAATAATACCTTGTGCCTTACCATTGATTAGAAGTGGTTCGTCTTGTAGGAACTGACCAGCAGTCTCACATAAAGTAAGAGTGGTAGTATTAGATGCAGTGCTCTTCAACATACCTCTAGCACCTGATCTCTGACCTTCTATGAGTGCAGGAACACCTTGTGTTATCGCTTGGTTGATTGTAAGTTTAGTATCAGTTATAATATCAAACAAGAACAACTCAAACACTGATGAGTTATCTTCATAAGCAGCGTTTTGTAATCTATAGTCGTATACTCTTGCTCTTCCTATAACATCACCAACAGCATTAGATTTAGTTGTTCCTAATCTTTGGTTTCTTAATTCTATGAAATCAGTAGTATCAATCTTGACTTGAGCAGCACTCAATACATTATTGACTCTAATTTTATTTCCTGCTTGGAAAGGAATTGCTCTTGACTTTATTTTTTTGAGAGTTCTTGGTTTCTCAACATCAATAAACTTATTACCCCTAACTTGTGTCTCATATCCCTTCACAAATGCCTTACCTGGACCTACACGAACACACATCAAGTCCTTAGATGGTGTATTACCATCTTCTGTTAGTTGATTCTTTGTGAACTGTCCAAAGTTAGAATACCTATCATTCAAACATTCTTTTGCTTGTAGATCAAACTTATCGACATAGTAGTTACCACTCTCATCAAATGTTCTACGTGCAAACTCCTTTGCTATCTCACCATATATTGTTCTTTCTACTAATTCCTTTGTTTCACCTTCCTCTGTTCTAAGAAGTTCAATAAAGTTCTCATCATTGAAGTCTGAAGTAAGTTTCTTAGTTAGAGATAAAGATATTTTTAGTCTGTCTGAGCCAGGTGCAGTAAAGTTACTGAATCCTGCTGCGTTATCGTATAATGTACTATCATCTACTGCTGTTATAATTTCTTCCAGCACATTGAAACCAACTCTATATGATGGAGTTGTACCATACTGATCTAAGATTAGAGTCTCAGTTTTTACCTCTATAAAAGCACCACGAGCAAAGAATACACCTCTTACAATAGTAAATGATGACCCTGCACCAGTTGCATTACTTGTAAGACAAGTAGCAAAGGAAGATCCCTCCTCAATAGTAGTCACACCATATGTAAAGGTGGACATAGTAATAAGATCCTCTCCATCTAGGAATGTATCTCTTGTATTGTCATCAGAACTACCCTCATACTTGATGTATAAAGTTGTGCATGAGTCAATTGACTCAGACTGTGACAATACCTTTATAACCTTTGCAGTAACACCAGATGTTTTACCTTTGATACGAAGTCTGAGTAGGTTCTGATAATAACCTTCTACAGGAACACCAAAAAATGTAGATTCTATCTTAACATATGTGTAGTCAAAATCATAGTTGAACTTACCAGGTATAACTATTGATCCTTCTTTGAATATGTGCTTTCCAAACTTCTCTATCTGACCCTGCATTATAGATTGCAGTGTCGTTAGTTCTCTTGCTTGTACTGGAGTACCAGGTTTGAACAAGACTTTATTATAATTCTTCGCTGAATTATAATCGTCGAAATATGGACTTACGTTCAGGTTGGTGTTCTGTGGCATTGTATCAGAATTCTAAGATGATTTTAATATCTTCACGTTGGTTTGTTGCTCTTGTGACTTCAGGTCTATTATCAAGGTAGATAATATCTCCTGAGTACTTCTTGATCTCTGGATTTGCGACTCCAGCAGTAAAGGTTTGACCAAAATAATATGTTCTATTGTTTACTGAAGTAGATACTCCTGTAAATGTATCGTCAATTGTTAGGGTTTCTGTACCCCCTGTTGTTTTTACAACAACGTTCAAACTCCCGCCTGTAGCAGGGGAAGACGTGAATCTATTTAGAGCAAATTGGTTGAGGGATACTGTGTTACCAGAAGCAACTGATCTATCCTGCCAATATTGCAATACTTGAGTTGCTGGATCATAATTTATAATCCTACCAAGTGCAGTTGAAGCAGTTCCTACAGTCTGACTTACGATACCATCAACCTCTACAGTCATTGTTGTTGACGCTGCACCAGCTAATCGTATTCCGTATACGCCAGATGCACTAGGGTCTGTCAATAAGTTACTACTTCCATTGATTTCTGGGTTCTTGATAATACCAATTCTTGCAAACTGGTTACCAGTTGGGAAGTCAGGGTTAGTTACATCAGCATTTTCAATTCTACTGTAAACAAGAACCTTGTTAGATCCTAATTCACGGTATACATCAGCACCATGTCCACCAGGTGGTGGTATTATAACTGAGAATGATGCACCTGTTCCTGTTACTACACTATCAAGATCTAATGTAGCGAAACTATATCCTGAACCACCGTCAGTTACCTGAACAGCAGTAGGTTTACCATTAGTGAATGTTACTGATGCTAATCCACCTGTACCATCACCACGAATAGGGACGTTATTCTTAGTTCCAGTAAACTGATATGAAGCATTTGCAGTATCATCAATTGTAATGACCTCTATCTTTCCATCTACAGCAGCATTTCTGACGTCTGCTGTGTCAACACCAGTCTTCCAGTTTGCTGGTACTGGTATAAAGTCTGCACTGTCAAATTTTATAATATCACTTGGTTTGATAGTAAAGAGATACTTCCAAATATATCCATCACTCTCAAGTCTAGGTTGCAAATCTGTATGAACAGGTTCTTGTAATGAGATAGTACCTTTTCCAGAGTTGGAAGGTGCAGCACCATTATAGATGCACTCATAGATTCTGAAATCAGAGTTGATAACGTAGTAATTACTATTATATAAACTTGTGGAACTTGTTTGAGGTGTTGTGTTATTGATGCTATAATCATGTCTATACATCTCGTATATGGAACCTGTAGTCCAAGTGTTCTTTCTGATCACTCGTAATACGTCTGCTGAATTTATCTTCTTCGCACTAAT